TGGTGACATAGAGCGTCTGGTTTGCGTAGGGGGTAATTGTGTAATCCTGTATGTTCGCGCCGTTTATGATGGGGCCGAAATAATTGTCGTCGAAGTAGAGGTTATCCACGCCGGTTTGAGAGCTATCGGTGGAACCTGTATAGGAGGCGGCACGAGCGTCAGCGGGTTTTCGACTACCTCAACCGACTACTGGAAATCCGTCAATAATTTCTTCTCGACAACCTCGGCTGATTATTGGGACGGGACAAAAGCACGATGGGCCACAACGTCGTCAGACTACTGGTTTTCGACAAAAACTGTCGGGGTCGGCACATCGACGAACCCGTTCATGGCCTCATATTTTGTATCCACCTCTACAGCGACATCCACCTTTGCGGGCGGAATCAACCTCACTTCGGGCTGCATCGCTCTGAACGGTAGCTGCTTCGCCGGTTCCTCACTTACCCTGCCAGTTTCGATTGCGAATGGCGGCACCGCGACCAGTTCCCAAGTTGCCAATGGTGTGAACTTTTACAATGGCACAGAAGTCGGCAGCGCCGCAAACTTTTCCTATAACGGAACATTGCTTACCGTGGGTACGACCTCAGCACCATCATTGACAATCCCCCGTGGCATCTACGTTGGCGGCGCCGATACGAGCTCATCGAACTACACGTTCGTGGTGAGTAATTCTAACAATTCTCCAATACTCCGGGTACGTAACGATTCCCGTGTCGGTATCAACGGTGCACCGGGCAGTAGCTTTAGCGTGAACGGGAATGCATCGGTAGGGTCAACCTATGTCGGCCTCGGCGGCGGCACGAATGCACTTATCGTAGAGGGTAACATTGGTGCAGGCACGAGCACTCCCTCGCATAAACTCACAGCGTCGAATACGTCAGCACCTCAACTCGCTCTGACCGACGGCAACGCTTCCGATTTTTTGTGGACAGCTCGCGCTATTAACAACAACCTGTACTTCGCCACTTCTACCCACACCGCCACCTCATCCGTTGCCGCCTTCTCAATCAACTCTAACGGGCAAATCATAATCCCGCAGCTCGTAGGCTGCGACACCATCGACACGACCGCCGCCGGTGTCGTGACGTGCGGGACCGACGCGACAGGTGGAGCCGGTACCGGCCCAGCCACCTCAACGAATCCCCTTATGGCCACCTACGTGGTCGCCACTGGGACAGCGGCGACCTCGACGTTCGCAGGCGGCGTCTCGATCTCCGGCGGCGTCGCCGTCGGCACCTCGACCCCCGGCACGCTCGTCTCCTGGCAGGGGATCGCCAACTTCGTCAGCGGCGCGATCTCGACCATCTACAACGGCCTCAAGGTGCTCACTGAGCTCATCATCCCGTCGAGCACAGCGCCATCCCTATCAAATGGCGGCGACATCGCCATCAACACGACCGCCGCGTCATCCTCCCTCGATTACCACGACGGCTCAGCGCAGCGTCACCTCTACGCCGAAAAGACGATCACTTTTGCCTACTCGACCACCACGACCGTCGCAGGGACGACTACCCTTCAGATCATGGGCGCCATCCGCCAGCAGACGTACACCCAAATGGGCTGCGTCTCGACCGGCGGTACCTTTAACATCCAAATCGGCACCGGCTCCGCATCGAGCACCATGGTGACATCCACCTCGCTTACCGGCGCAGGCAGCGCGACCTTTACTACCCTCTCCACCAACAACACCTTCAACAAAGGACAGGTGAAATACATCTCGTTCGGCACTCCCTCGGCAACAGGCATCACTCAGCTCTCGTGCTCGATGGGGGTACGTGATGAGCTATGAGTTTAAAGAAGACACTCGCTGGAATGGCCGCAGCAGGCACACTCGCCGCAGGCGGGACTATTGCTACGGATCGCGCAATCAATCCCTACACCCAAGAAGGCTCGGACCTCAAGACTGAAACGCTCAGCGAGCTTCCTGAAGGCGGTAGCGTTGAAACGGTAGCCGATACAACAGAGCCGAAGATCACCCTTAAAAAGTGGAATGGGGAAGTTGCTCTAGAGGTGAGATATACCGGCATACCAGCCACCACCAAAGGAGTGCGCCCATTCCTTTCTAAAAACGTCGAATGGAACGCGGGCGACCTAACGATGGAAGCGGTACCGCTCGAACCAAGTCCCGCTATCGAAGACGGCGGCATGGAGATCAATATCAACCTTGCGAGCAAACCTGCATCAAACGTTTTCACCTTCCAGCTTGAGAATTGGGAAAACCTCAACTTCTTTTATCAAGCAGCTCTTACACAACAGGATATTGATGAAGGCACGCAGCGGCCGGATAACGTTGTAGGCTCCTACGCCGTCTACTATAAAGACCACAAAAATCACAGAGCAGGCTCTGCCAACTACGCAACTGGAAAGGCATACCACATTTTTCGACCGCTCGTGACTGATGCGTCCGGCAAAACAGTATGGGCGCAGCTTTCGTATACAGACGGCGTACTGATCGTAACCGTGCCGCAAAAATTTCTCGATGGTGCAGCGTATCCGGTAGTGGTTGACCCGACATTTGGGTACACCTCAGCCGGCGCGTCAAATTATTCCGGCGCTGATGATTTTGTTGGATCAAAATTCACCGCACCATCTGACTATGTAACGTTGATTTCGTTAAACGCTTATAAAGTTAGCACCTTTGAAAGCAACTGGGAGGGCGTCATAACAAACTCGTCTCGCGCCATTGTGACGAATGGCGTTGGCACCGGAATAAGCCCAACCGTTGATGATGGATGGAATACACTCCCCTATTCAACACAGCCATCAATATCTCCGAGCACTGACTATTTTCTTGGGCTCGTAATGAACGGAATAAACGCCCCTCTTGCATATGACACAACCGGAGCAGCTAACCAGGGCAATACAGACCCAACAAATAGCTACGTAACTCCAACCAATCCATCAGACGGCACACTCTCGACACGGCTTTATTCCGTCTATGCCACCTACACTGCCGCATCAGCAACCGGACCCGCCTCAAACGTCATGTGGTTCGAAGAACAGTGAGTATGGATGATAAGACAACTTTAGCCGAATCAAATTCCGCCGAAGCAGTCAACGCCGCAGCGGTTCATGCCGAGGCGATTGAGAAAGCCCGCGTATCGCAAATCGAAGCGGCTGTCAGTAGCGCGATCGCGCAGTTCTTTGATCGTGGCGTGCAGGAAAAGCGGTATATCGATGTCGGCAGAATTCCATTTATCTGTGACGACCTGCACGGCATCCACGAAACGCTGAACAAAATTGAAGATAAGCTCGACGAAAAATACGTCACCAAGGAGGATTACCGCCCGGTGAAAGCGATTGTGTATGGGGCAGTCGGCTTGATCCTTACCTCAGTTATGATTGCCCTGATCGCTCTCATCATCCGACGATAGAAGCAAACCACTTATTCACACCGGCTTCATCTTGCGCTCTCCAATCACTGCTACAATTATCAAAAGAATATGCCGCTTTTCATAAAATCTACATTGCTTGCTGCCCTCCTCTCAATCCCCGTTTTCGGCACCGCCGTTATCGGCGCCAACTATCCCTCGCCCATCCTCCATCACCTAGTGGACATCGTAAACGGCGGCAACACCCAGACCATTGCGAGCCTCAACGCGCCCAACTGGTCAGTGGGCATCCCGCTTGCCTCCCCAGCCGGCATCGCAGCGGCCACCTCGACTGGCGGCACCCTCGCGAGCAGCACCGCCTTCTATTTCCAGGTGGCGGCCCTCGACGGCTTCGGCACCACGACCGTGAGCGAGACGGCGAATGCAACGACTCAAACCGGCGCGACGAATAGCATCCGCGTTACCTGGGGCACCGTTTCGGGCGCCACCGGGTACGCGATCTACTTCTCGACCTCGACGGCCACCAATTTCACGCAATACTTCTTTGCCACTTCCACCAACGGCATCCCGAACACCGCCTACACGTTTGCGACCTCAACCGGCAGCCTTGCAGGCATGAACACCCTCACCGACAGCACCGCGTTCGCCACCAAAATTAATCCCCTTGGTGCGAGCTTCCTCGATGGCGGGGGTGCGCAAATCCTCGGCCAGACGAAAATCGGCACCACCACCGCCGCGAGCTCAACTCAGCTTGAAGTGAACGGCTATCTCCGCACCTCACTCTCGGCGACCTCTACGGCGTGCTATTCGGAAACCGCAGGGGAAGTCTTCTATAACACCTCCAATAGCCATCTATGGGGCTGTAACGGCACGAGTTGGATTAAAATATTATTAAAAATAATGTATGCCTGAATACCTAAAACTAACGGACGAATTAGCAGCAGAGATCAAAGCGCACGTCAAAGCGCTCGACTTTAAGTCAATCGAAAAGGTCCGCAAAGCGAGCGACAAGAACGGCACCTTTGACGTGATCGTTTCTACCGAAGTCAAGGATCGCGCCGGTGAGACCGTCATGCAGGACGGCTGGGAGCTCGAGAACTACAAAAATAATCCGATTGTCCTCTGGGGACACGATTACTACTCGCTGCCGATCGGCGTCTGCACCGAGACCTACATCACCGAATACCGCGGCATGAAGGCATTGGGCGCCAAGGGCGTCTTCCTTCCGGCCGAAGTCAATCCGCTCGCGCAGCAGGTGCGCAAGCTCTACGAATTCGGTCTGAGCAAGGGCGTCGGCGTCGGCTGCACCACATCGGTCGGCTTCATCCCCCGCCAGCGTGACGAGTCTGACTACTCGGTCATCACGCGCGCTGAGCTGCTTGAATTTTCGTTCGTCCCCGTCCCTGCCAATCAGGGCGTCGGTGCCGCTGAGGGCCGCGCACTCACCATCGCCGAAGCCAAGGACATCGGGCTCGACATGGCAGAGCTGACCGTCAAGGGGCTCGAATTTAGCGAGCCGGAAGAGGCTGCGGACCCAGAGACGACCGAGAGCGACGAGACGACTGAGGAGAGCACGGAGACGGACGAGAAGAGCGTCGAGGAAACCAAACCGATCAAGAAGCAGCTCCTGCAATCGATCGCGGAGGAGCACGCACGCCACACCGGCGAGATCGAGAAGGCCGTTGACGCCTTTGCCGATGCGACCACAGCCGACGGGGAAGGCTCCGAAGAGGAGCAGGCCCAGAAAGCAGCCGAGGCGGTACGGGAGGCCATGAAGGATCTCCGCTCCGCGTGTGCCGACGAGCAGACGATGCACCGCGCTAAATCGATCGCCTGCTTCCGCAATTTCAATGATGCAGAGGATGCCCTATTCGATAAAAAGGCGCACCTCAAGGCAGTACGCGACGCGCATGACGAGTACGAGGCAGTCACCAAGCGGACCCTCGACGAATTTGAAGAGAAATGCACCAAGAACGCGGCAGAGCGCGACGATCACATTGACTGGCTCACCGCCAAACTGGAGGAAATCCAGCGCGCGCACAAGAAGGCGGTCACCAAGGACGCAAAAACCATGTGCAAAGCCGCCTTTGGAGAAGAAGAGCAGGCCGATGAGAAGGTGCTCGAGATCCTCAAAACTTTCCTGAGTCCCTTTGTCCCGGAGCAAATGCAGCGTGCCGTCTTTACGAAAGCAGGCGCCCGTATTTCTGCCGCCACGAGAGAGAAGCTGAGCGAGGCTCACCAACATATGCAAGCTGCAACCGCCATTGTTAAGGCGCTCCACGGAGGCCTTGAGAATGACGATGGGGAGGAAAGCGGCAGCGACGGCGGCGAGAAATCGACGCCTTCACCGGCTCCCAGAAAGCAAAGGTCGAGGCCTACGGAGGATATCAAACAGAAGGCAGAGCTCGATGCTCACCTGCTTGCAAAAGATATTCTGCGGGGGATCACTACCGCAGCACAGGAAGGCCTCAAAACACTTAAATCGCAGGCCAAACAGTAAACGCTACGGTAGATAGCTTTCTAACTATCTATATGGATAAAGAAACAGTTAAACAACTGCACGTCACCGCGTTTGACGAGGTGATGAAAGAGAAGCTCATTCCGATGATCGGAACTGAGGTTGCTACGCAGGTTCAAAAGACCGTCGAGACCCTCCGCATTCAGCGTGAGGTATTTGGCAAGGACATGACCGGCCTTTCAGATAAGGCCAAGAAGGACTTTGCCGAAGTCGCCAAAATGGCGGCTCACGGACAGTTCGGCGTCGACACCAAAGCCAACGAGGCTTTGATCGAAGAGCAGGACAACCGCGGCGGCTACCTCGTATCGCGCGAAATCGCCGATGCCATCATGCGCATCGCGGCTTCCGTCGGTACGATCATGAGCCAGGCAGCCAAGTGGACGATGACCGGCGACGAGTTGGCCATCCCCAACTACACCGGATCGTTCCTCAAAGGAGCGTACCTCGGCGTCGATGCTCCGGGCGCGGTGTCCGGCCTCACCTTCGGTCAGGCGCAGCTCATTGCGAAGAAGTGGCAGCTCGCCTTCGTGGTCGGTAACGACCTCTTGGCGGATGCCAACGTCAATCTCGCAGATTGGCTCCTCGCCCTCGGCGGTGAAGCCATGGCGAACATGATTGACTATCAAGGCTTTGTCGGCGGCGCCAACACAGGTGACCCGTTCCTCGGCATCCTCAATTACCCCTCAACCACGACAGTGGACGAGACCGGCAAGAGTGTGACGAGCTACGTCTTGGCTTCGACAATGACGACCTTCGCCAAGTTCAAGGTTATGGACGATTCATCGACCATGATCGGCGACATGGAGGAATCGTTGCTCGACGGCGCAGCGTTCTACATGAACCGCACCGTGTGGGCTGCCTTGCGCACGCAGAAAGACACGGCTGGCAACTACATCCTGCCGTACGCATCCTGGAGCAAACCTGCCCCGGCGATGCAAAGCAATGTTGGCGGCGGACCGATCAAGCCGGCCGGAGAAATCCTCGGCTACCCGGTCTACACCAACCGTCACCTGCCGGCAGTCGGCGCTTCGAGCGTCAACGGCTTTTCGGATGCGGCGAGCAACCCGTTCTTGGTCTTCGGCAACATGCGAGCATTCGCATTCGGAGACAAGGGCGAATTGCGCGTCGGTCAATTCGAATCCGGCAGCTTCGGCGGCAAGGAGATCGCATTGGCGGATCAACGTGGCATCGTGTACAAATACCGCCACGCTTTGACCCTCACGCTTCCACGTGCAATGGTTGTAGCAAAGACTGCTGCTTCCTAATCGGGCTTGCTGACCCGAGGCTCCGCGTTTTCCTCACGCGGGGCCGCAATCAGCTCTTACTCGGTAACATCTTCTCGTTATGGCTCGTACCAACAAAAAGGACGACGGCAGCGAAACTCCCGTACCGCCGGCTGATACTCAACTCACCGAAGACACTCAGACTTCAATCGAGCAAAGCACAGCAAGCGATCCGGCCGCAGCAGCACCCTCGCAAGACGAGGCAGCTACCCCGGACGCAGACGAGAGCCGCACTGCGTTCGTTTCCGGTATTCGACCCGGCGAACAGTGCATTTGCCCCGATGGGCGCACCGGCACGGTTCATAAGTTCGACGAGGGTCTGGTTTGCATTCCAAACCACGATCAGGGCTAGTTTTAATACGCCACGCAGTTAGCCCCTGCGCTCGCCGGATCGACGGCGCGAAGTGGCAGAATTCACCACACATATATGCGTTTAAATCCATATGACAATGTGTACCAAAAGAGTTCGGCCGTCAGCTCGGTAGCGATCAACTCGCTCACCGGATCTTCGGCCGTCAACGGCGACTCTATAGATACGGTTTTGGCCGGTCTTGAATCGCTCATGGTGCACGTCCGCGCGGAGATCAGCACCAGCAACCCGTCGGTTGCAACGGTTGCGTGGAAGCTCCAGGAGTCTTCCGACAATTCCAGTTTTGCCGATGCTCAGGACAACACCGGCACGGTGATTGGGGCGACCCTGAACGTCAAAACGGTGGCTGTGGACAGCTATGCCCGTGTAGAAGGTATCAACCTCTACAACGGCGCGTCTGCCGCGCCGTTTGGCGGTCGCAAGCGTTACTTGCGCATTGTGCTCACACCGGCATTCACCGGCGGCACAAGCCCAGCGATCTTGGCATACGGCCAGTTCATCGGAACACTCGGCAACGGCGCGCAGGTGCCCACCAGGACAACTGCATCGAATACCTAAGTATTCGGCCTTCGCTTTGCTCCCCCCAGCGCACGCGTGGGGAGCAGCGACGAGGGCATGACCTCGAGATATGGATATAACCGGAGAAATCGTAAGCGGATCAGGCACAAGCTTCACACTGGCGCAAACGCCCGTGCCGAATTCTGTTGCGCTCTATGCAGGCGGGATTCGCCTTACCCCCGGTGTTGGGAACGACTACTCGATCAATGGCATTGCGATTACGCCCTTCAACAGCTACTCAGCGGGCCAGCTCACCGCCGATTACACGCCCCTATCGAGCATCAACATCATCGCGGGGATCAGCGATCAGCTCTCCCCGTTTGCGCTCACGACTTTGCAACGGGTCAAGGATCTCCTCTTCGATCCGAACCTGACCATTTCCCTCACGGGCGCTTCCTTAACCCTCAGTTCCACCAACGTCACCGGCCTTGCGGTGCAGACGGGCAAGAGCGTCAAAGTCGGCCAGATGATCATGGGCACCGGCATCCCGAACGGGACGACGATCGCGGCGATTGTGAACGCTACGCAGATCACGCTCTCCCAGGCGGCAACGCAGACGAACACCGCACAGACCTTAACCGTGATCGACCAGCCGACCGCGTTCGATGCGGTCTTGGTCCGCCTCATCAACTCCGTCACGAACTATATCCAAAATGAGTGTGGTCGTACCTTCGTGCAGAAAACCTTCACGGACGACACGTACTTCATCGAGAGGCGCCATCAGAGCGACCTCTTGCTGCGCAATACACCCGTCTTCTCAATTTCGAGCTTCCAGTGGCGTGCCGGCACACCAAGCAATCCGAGCTGGACGAATTTTATTGCCGACGAATACGAGCTCCTCGATCCCCGCACCGATCCGGTCTCCGGGACTGTCTGGTATCCGTCAGGGGAGATCCGCGTCTACGGCGGCCTGCCGTACATCGTGCGCGTCACCTACGTGGGCGGGTATCCGGTCGACTGGAGCAACCCCGAAGACCACGACACGCACTGGCTGCCGGGCGATCTCTCAAACCTCTGCGAAAACCTCGTGATCCGCCGCTTCACCCGCCGGCAGCTTGGCGGCAAGAGCAGCCACTCGGTTGGCGGCGCCAACGAGACCTGGCGCAACGCACTCGATCAGGAGGATCAGGACATCCTGGCGCAATACCGCCAGATCAACTTCTAGTATGCAGCAGCAATTTGAGATTGAAATTCAGGGCCTGCCGCAGCTCATTGGGAAACTCAGGGAGGCGCCGTCAATCGCCGCGCCGATCTTGCAGCGTGCGCTCTCGGCGTCGCAGGCGACCCTTGCCAAGCACACCGTCAAGGGCACCGTGCCGTGGCGCACCGGCTTCCTGACGCAGAGCTTCCGCGCTGAGATCTCGACGGGCTTGCTCCGATGGTTCCCGACCGCTTCCTACGCGCCCTATGTGGAATTCGGCACCAAACCGCACGTGATCCTGCCGAAAGAAAAGCAGGCCCTCTACTGGCCCGGCGCTCAGCATCCAGTGCGCAAGGTCAACCATCCGGGTACGAAAGCAAATCCATTTCTTGAACGAATAATCTCTCAATCTGAAAACGAGATAGACGCGACATTTGTAAAAGCGCTTGAGATGATCACGGCCAAAATCGCCGCCAACTAGGTATGACGAAAATTGCAAGCGCCATCAAAGCCCAGATCCTCGTGAACCTTCAGGCGCTCGTCGCCGCTGGCCGCCTCAACTCTTACTATTCATCGGAATTCACCCCGGATCCCCTCAGCATTCAACCCACCGCCGGCTACCCGTTTGCCATTGTCGGCATGCCGCGCATCGCATCGGATTTCGAAGACCAGGCCAACAATCTCCGGACGTACCGCTTCGACATCCTTTTTGTCCTCGATCCCGCCGCACTCAGTAGTCCTGACGCTGACGTAGAAGATCTGATCGACGCCGTACTCAACCAATTTGATACCAACTTTACCCTCTCAGGCACGGCCAATGCCGCCGTACTGCCTGCGACCCTCGAAGGTTTTCCCGTATCCACAGGGGACCGATCATTGCTGGTATTCGTCCTCACTCTTGAAGCGCGAGCTACTTATCAAACCGGGACATAATTCCCTGCTATACTTTCCCTATGGCACTCAACGCGCCCAAAAGCAACAAAATGATGACGGTGGCTCCCGTCAAGAAGCAATTCGGCTTCCATTTCCCGCCGAATGGTGAAATCCCGGCATTCTACGTCGAAGTCGACAGTATCGAGGAAGCAAGCGAGCTCTACGAAGCGCATGTGAGGCAATCCACACCATCTCCAGCGAAATTAAAAGAAAAGGAAGTAGAATAGGTATATGTCAGCACAGAAAGGTATCGGGCGTAAAATTCAGATCGGTGTAGCGAAAGAAACTACGCGCGGCACAGCGCCATCGAGTGCAACGTACTGGAACCCCTTCATTGATCTTGCCCTCGACGAAAAGAAGGAATTTGCCGTTGACGAACAGAGCTACGGCATCATCGAAGACAGCACTGGCCTTTCGCAAGTTAAGAAATGGTCGGAGGGCTCAATCTCCGGCAATGTGCACGACCAGACCATGGGCCTTCTCCTCTATGGGATGTTCGGCGGCTATGGCGTCGCCGGCCCAAGCGACAGCGCCTATACCCACACTTTTTCCATCGGCCAGACTGCGCAGCACCAATCGCTCGCGTTTTACCTGCACGATCCACTCGCAGCGGTAGATTACAATTACGCCAACGGCGTCGTCGAAAAGCTTGACCTCTCGATAGAGCTCAAGAAATTTGTGATGTTCAACGCGTCGATCAAAGCGCTCGCCGGTGCATCGCACGCGGACTACACGCCATCCACGACTTCCGAAAATCGTTTCTTGCCGCAACACCTCTTGGCAAAATTCGCGCTCAACTATTCCGGCTTGCAGGGGACACTCACCGCAACCGGCACCGCAGCGACCACCGCCAACGTCACCGCGCTCAGCATCAACGCGCTCACCAACCTCAAAGTGGGAATGGGCGTGAGCGGCACGAACGTGCCCGCGGGCGCAACTGTCGCTGCCATCGTTTCGGCGACAGCGTTCACCCTCTCTGCCGCGACCACCGGCGCCGTCGGCACCATGACATTTACACCCGTCACGATCGCACTGCGCAGCGCCAAGATTTCTTTCAATAGCAACGTCGAAGATCAGGAGGTGCTTGGTAACCTCGCTCCCGCTGATTTCCTCAACAAGGAATTTTCAGTCGAAGCGACGATCGAAGCGATTTTCCAAAATGAGAGCGACTTTAAAACGCAGTTCTTGGGGCCGACACCGCTTGCAATCCGCCTCGACATTAAGAACACCGATGCGACAATCGGCGTCTCGACCAATCCTGAGCTCTATATCGACATGCCCAAATGCACCATTCAGGAGCTCGGTAGGCCAATCAAGGTAAAGGACTTGCTCTACCAAAATCTGAAGCTCAAGGCGGTGTACTCGGTGAGCGATACGCTCATGGCAAAGGCCGTGTTGGTCAACGCGGTTTCGACCTACTAATCTCGGCACTTCCCCACCCTCTCGTGGCGTCTCCCCCGAATTTTTCCCTAAGGGGGAAGTGGTCGGGGGGTGTCCACATGAATAGGGAAGGGGAGTGCCGAGATTTCCCGCTCGGCCGAGATATCCACCGAGATAGTGGCTGCGTCTTTGACTGCGCAGATACAGTTGCTATACTGCCGGTATTAGCAGTAATAATAGTATTGTATGGCAGATAAATTAGTGCGCCTCCAGGTATGGATCACCGCCTCACAAAAGAAGCGGGTTCAGAAAGAGGCCAAGAAGCAGAAGGTGTCCGAGGGTGCGATTATTCGATCAATTTTGAATTAGTATGATCTTCCTTATCTTTGTATTTTTAGTCATGACATTCATTGCTGCCGCCCTCATCGGGATAGCCGGCGGACTTGTGATCGGTATCGTCCGATACGTGCGCAATCCGATGGCATTCTTCGGCGACTTCGCGGCGTATTTTAAAAAGCATCCAATGAAACGGTATGACCGATAGAGAAACCAGAACAGTCACGACACCGGGCGGCCACACGGTCGTGCTCCGCTCATACCTGACTGGCCGTGAAGCGAATGAACTGAGGCAGGTGCTGTACGCTGATTTAAAACTGAACATGGAAGACGTGCAGAGCGGCAAGATTGCCATCGACGAAATTCCTGCATCGTTCATCGTCAATCAAGAACAGCGAGCAATCGAGATCTTGGTTGTCTCCGTCGACGGCGTCACAGAGAACGCTGCACAAACACTGCTCGACTTTCCTGAAGACGAGTACAATGCGGTGGTCGCGGTGGTCAATGAAATTAGAAACCCTACGAAGCCGGCGAAGTAAGGGCCACCTGGAAAAGGTACTTCACAACCGGCGGGATAGAATGGCCCATCCAGCTCATCGCAATACTCTGTCGTGAGATGCACTGGACGTACGAAGAGTATTTAAATCAGCCGCAGGAATTCATTCTTATGCTGTTTGAACTCATGCGGGCGGAAGGAGAGCAGCGAAAAAACACGTTACAATAAGCGCATGGGAGGTTCTAACACTACGCTTTCAATCGTCTTGAAGCTCATTGACGAGGCGAGCGGCGCGATGGCCGGCGTCGCGAGAAACTTCAAAAATGCAGGCGGTCTTATCACCGAAGACGCCACGGCCGCTTCCCAAAAATTCGCCGTCGGCATGGGAGCGGCAGTCACCGCCATTGGCGGGCTCGGCTACGCGGCCCTCAAAGCGGCCGGGGACATGGAGCAGACGAAAGTCGCCTTTACGACGATGCTCGGCTCAGCAGCGCAGGCGGACACGTTCATCAAGCAGCTCGTGCAATTTGCGAAAACGACGCCCTTTACCCTCACTGGACTGGAAGATTCCGCAAAACAGCTCCTCGCCTACGGCATCGAGCAGAAAGACGTGCTACCCAATCTCAAAGCGCTCGGCGACATCGCGGCCGGTGTGGGCATGGACAAGCTCCCCAACCTGATCCTCGCCTTCGGCCAGGTGAAAGCGGCGACGCACCTCACCGGCATGGAGCTCCGGCAGTTCACGGAAGCAGGCGTGCCGCTCCTCGATATGCTCGCGCAGCAATTCCATGTGAACGTCTCCGAAATTCAGGACATGGTGAGCAAAGGCCAGATCGGATTTCCCGCCGTGGAGCAAGCGCTCAAATCCCTCTCGGGCGAAGGTGGCCGCTTCAATAACCTCATGGACAAGCAGTCGCATACCCTCGAAGGCATGATGTCCAATCTTCAGGATGCGTGGAATATCTTCCTCACCGGCGAAGGCCAGAAGCTTTTGGAATGGGCCAAAAAATTCGTCGATATCGCCATTTACATTGTACAAAACGTCTTGCCCGTGTGGATCGACCGTATCCAGGGCCTGATCGACTTTTTCGAGCAGCACAAGATCGCAATCTACATCGTTGCCGGCGCAATCATGGGAGCGCTGGTGCCCGCCATTTGGGCGGCAGTCACCGCAATGGGCGCGCTCCTCATCGAGCTCCTGCCCTTTATGATTGCTGGCGCAGTGATCGCAGGCGTGGTCGCCGGCATCGTGTGGGTGGTGCAGCACTGGGATATGCTGAAAACAAAAATCACCGAGTTTATGGAGCATCATAAACTGCTGGTGACATTGCTCTCGGTCCTCTTCCCGGCAGGCATCGTCATCGTCGGCATTGTCAAAGGCATTGAGTGGATGATCGAGCACTGGAATAGCGTCATGTCGGTCATTCAGACCGTGATCGGCTGGTTCGAGAAGCTCATCGACATTTACAATCAGGTGATTGCAATTGCCTCTAAACCGATAAACTTCGTCGTCAATGGGTTGGGCGGCGGCGGTGGTTCGGGCCTCGGCAGCAGCTTTGCCGGCGGCATCCTTTCAGCCGGCATCCATACCCTAATCCCCTTTGCAAGCGGCGGCATCGTCACCGGACCCACCCCGGCCCTTGTCGGCGAGTCTGGCCCCGAAGCGATCATCCCGCTCTCGCGCGCAGGAGGGCTTGGCACCACCATCAACGTGACGATCACTGGGAACACGATCAGCAACGGGCTCGACATGCGGCGGATCGCCGACGCTGTGAGCGATGAGATCGTGCGGACGCTGCGGCTCAATCAGAAGCTCGCGATTTAGCCTATGAGTGTCACCGTCACGCTCGCTGGGGTTGACCACACGTCCGACATCGACCGGAACGGCTTGCAGGTGCAGCAGCTTCTCGGCGCGCAGCGCGACACCGCGACCCTCATCTATAAGAAATACGGCAGCAAGAGCTACACCCCCGCTGTCCTCGACACCGTGCTCATCCAAGACGGCGCGACCAAGATCTTCGGCGGCCGAATCGCCACCATCCAGCAGACCAACCTGAATAATGCCAGCGGCACCGTCTACCAGCTCGACTGCGTGGATTACTCACTCGACCTCGACAGCGAGCTCGTTTCGCAACAGTACGTTGGCAAAACGATCAGTGAGATCATTACCGATTTCGTCACGAACTTCGCCACGGGCTTCACCGCGACCAATGTCGTCGGATCGACCATCGTCGCGAACATCGTCTTCAATCAAGTCCCCATTTCACAAGCCATCAAAAAGCTCGCCGACTTGGTGAAATATGACTGGTACGTCGATCCCGACAAAGACATCCACTTTTTCCCCAAATACACCGCGCTCGCGCCCATCACTCTCACCGATACGAGCGGGAACTACGTGAATGCGAGCCTGCATACCTCATCGGACGGCACACAAATTGCCAATCAGATCAAAGTTCGCGGAGGTTCGTATGTCGGGAACGCCTACAGCGACAGCATCACCGTGAAAGGGAACGATTCCAAATCCTTCAAACTTCCCTACCAATTCAATAGCCTCACCGTCTCGGTCAATAGCGTTTCGAAGACCGTCGGCGTCGACTTTCTCGACTCCTTCCCAAGCTATGACGTGCTCTACAACTTCCAGCAGTGGACCATTCTCTTTGAGAATGAACTCTCCGACGGCGACATCATTACCTTCTCAGGCTTCCCCTATATCCCGGTCCTCGCGATTACCTCCGACGCAACGAGCATTGCCGCCTACGGCGTGCGCGAAAAGCTCATCGAAGACAAAGCCATCAACGATCTTCAGGTGGCGCGGCAGCGCGCGCTTGCCGAACTGGCCGCCTACAAAGATCCCTTGCAAACGGCGAAGTTCGAAACCTACACCGCCGGCCTGCGCTCAGGTCAAACAATCACTATCAATAGCGCTCGGCGCAGCATCAATACCGACTACCTGATCCGCTCCGTAACATTTCAAATGCGCACCCCAACAGAATTTCTGTATAGCGTAGAGCTCGTCACGATCAAGACCTTTACCCTCATTGAAGTGCTACAATCGCTCCTGCAACCTTCACAGGAATCGATCGATCCGAACGAGCAGAGCGAGATCATCAAGACCGACCTCGCCACCGTGACGATCACCGAGAGCATCACCAAAACGACGACGCCAGATCACACCCATACCGCCACGGTCACGGTCAGCGAAGTCATCGCCCATGATCCGCTCGGCGCGCATGTGGCGCCTACGTGGGTGCTTGGGCCGTATATTCCTGCGAGCACCGCCGACACCAAGCGAGTTATCAACCTCGACCGGACACCCGCCGATATCTACTAAGCTATAATTCATGTATGGAAATAGCCCACGAAGTCACGATACGGGCCAACTTTGATTTCTTCAATTTGCCGGGGCACATCGCCGAAGATGCGCCCGTGCTCGACACGCTGCGCACCTACATCCGCACTCGTGATCCGCAGCTCCTCGCCGCACTCAAGCGCGAGGGGATCGTGGAGCAGCACCTCGCAGCGCACAATCTGGTCACCACACGTGGCCGCAATGTCCTTGCGCGGCTCTTAGCAGGGGATACGACCTACTCAGGGCAGATCAATTACGGCGCGCTCGGCTCATCGGCCACGGCGGTCGCCAATGCCGATACGCAGCTCGGGACCGAGGTATTCCGCAAGCTCTATGCCTCGCATACCACCGACGGTAACAATATCGCGTACATCGACTTTTTCTACGCCGCGACCGATACGAACGGCAGCTACGCCGAATTCGGCACGTTCATCGATGGTACCGGATCTGCCAATTCTGGGCGAATCTTTAGCCATATTCTTACCGGCACCTGGACAAAAACCAGCCTTCAATCGATGTTTATCAGCGCGCAGTACACCATAAGCTAGTATGGGGTTTCCGTGGGCCGCGGCCGATCAGCTTACCGCCGCAGACCTTAATGCCGCGTTCAACGTCAAGCAGGTCAAGAAAAATAGCGGCGGGCTCAGTACCGGAAGTGGTGTTGACCTCGACACCGTCTCTATCACGGGCCTCAGTGCCAATGACTTCATTCTCGTCAAATATTCATTTGCAACAGACGGGAATATTACAAATACGGGTGACCTGACACTCGTCAATAACACAGACAGCGTTACGATCGGTGGCCTCCTCAATAGCACCACGGGGCTTGGACCCAACAACGCGGCCTCTGGATTTGCGCTCATCACCGCAGGTTTAAATGACGCAACAGGCTTCGTGATAAACGTCAGTTGGGGCCAGACAAATCTCTCCGCGTTGGCCGGCTCTGAAACCACCAACCGAGACCTATTCAAAGTCACGACAGGCCACACGACCGGCTTCACTGGCACCTGGACACTCGCTCTCCATAAAGGCGTCCCGACCGGCACGACCGGCCTCTACTGGCGCTGGCACGTTCTTAAATTCTTTAACTAACGTATGAATACACGAACCTTTAAACTTCTGGTGCTCGCCAACAATCTCAACTGGACTTCCCTGCCTGAAAAACTGGAAGCCGTGCGCGCCTTCTATGCGCCGGCCTGTGATCTCGATATTGAACTCCGTCACACTGCCCTGCAACCGATCTTTGCCCGCTACCCTGATGTTGCGCTTCCGATCATCGATCACGATTGGTACGACGCCAACCTTGCAGCCCCAAATGCCCTGAAAGCCGACATCATCCTATTCATCACTGAGCCTGGCACCGTCACGACCTACCAGGGCTACATGAACCAAAACACCATCGGCCCGTGGGAGACCACCGTCTATGTCCACGGCGAAAACGATCATACGTTCATCGACGGCATTGATCTCGGCAACTCCTTCGTCCTCACCGCCTGCCATGAGCTCTCGCACGTCTTCTACCGCATGGTCACCAAACCCGACGCGACACACCGCCATTTCCCTTCGGCCGGTGACCCGCCCTGCGATAACCAGCCAAGCTGGGTGCTCGCGGACTTCGATTTCGGCACGCGCAGCGCAACCCTCGAGTGGTGCCGGGAGCACCTCATCGCGATGCTCACCGCGCTCAAGCTGATCGACAAGCGCGTAGTCTGCACCGCCACCTGCCAAATGCCCCAGAATGGCGCAGGAGGCACGGGAGCTCCCAAACCGACCCCAACACCAGCGCCGGCCCCGAAACCCACACCTGCTTCAAATCCTGACGAAATTCGGCACCCCTGGAGCGATCCCGTGATCGCGCACCACAACGTGCGCGCACTCTGCGATCTCAGAGGTTTGACAGGCACGATCATGATCGATGGTAAAGCATGGCTCAAAAAAGACGTGCTCACGGCCTGCGTATACCAGGAGAGCGAGTTTCGGAACTGGAAAGCGGACGGTTCGATCATGCGAAATGACAACTGGGCCATTAACAAGACGAGCGGACACCGCTATCTTGCATCGACCGATTGGGGCCTTGTGCAAATCAATGATTGGTATCATATTGGTCCTGGTAAAGATTTTCCTTCAGTTCAATATGTCGGTGACAATCCCCAAACCTGCGTTGAATGGATGATCGACTACTTCAAAACGCACGGCCATCTCAATGCATGGGTGAGCTTCTCGTCCGGCGCATACAAGCAGTGGCTCGGCAAAGTGTAGCCATCACGATTCTAGACTGCCTGCTCTCAAAATGATTTCTGGAATATCCTAGAGCCGGTGTGGGACGGGTCCTTGCCGTAGAAATAGCCAGACAAGCCGGTGTCGTTTTCGGTAAGTACGTATGTACCCTGCGCGAACTTGATTACCACCTGACCTTGGCTGAGATATGCCCTCGCAGCACGCTCCGGCCCGAAGACGACTGACCAGCGCCGCGGCGTTTGGTTCGGGTACTGGCCGTCAATTGTCCAGCCTTGTACGGTCCCCGATATGTTGCCGTTGCGATCGATATTGCTGATCGTGATTTGGGGACCGTCCATTTTGGTCTGGTCAACATAGCGACCAATCAGGCTGCCAAACTGACCACTTGCTCCATCGCCAGCAGGCACCTGCTGTGCCTTGGCACTCGTTGCAATAGCGAGCATAGCGAAGGCAACGACCAGCGCTGAACGCGCAAACTGACGCATATCCTTATTCCATGCCAACAGAAGATAGCCCTATCTTCCGAGCATGAAAGCAAAACATGTATTCAACGAAATGTCAATCAATTTATTAGGACAAAGCTGTGGATTACTGGATAGCCATGTGGCACGAGCAGGCTATTATTGAGACAGCATTACAAGCGCTAACAATTAATTATGAACAATTCAAAATTCTTTCGGCTTAATGCCAAAGACTTCGCCAAAGGGCTCGTCGTCGCCGTCTTAGTCGCCGTGCTCGGTGGCGTCCAGCAGATGCTGACGAACCACGGCCTCGAGATCGGGCTCTGGGATTGGGGCTTCATCACGAACCTCTCAGTGACCGCATTCGTCGGCTACATCCTGAAACAGTCCGTGAGCGACGCCGCCGGCACCCCATTCGGCAATGTCACAGAGATCATGCCTGTCAAATTCGATGACCGGGCGCTATAGTGGCGTCATTCGCTCGCTCTAGGGACGGCGAGCGACGCAGAAGAGGCCGCCGCAAGGCGGCTTTTCTGTCCTTGATCCGGCTTACCCGTCCGACTACGCTGATTGGAAAACATGGGGGACGCCAAAGTGCGGGGAACACTGTCTTCATTGCTGATTTTGCTGCTTTCGTTATCGTCGAGTGCAGTTGCAGACGAATTTAGATACGAAATGCAGAAAGGCTGCGACTTTCAGCCGAGCCCTTTCGTTTCAGCCCCGCCAGGAACTAAAGAGGCGGGTACGGTCAGAGTGTACGGAGATGACCTTCAGTCGCTTCTCAGCACCGGCAAACTAAACTACGTGTTATACAAGGCGAGGGACCTTGCATCTGTACAATGTTTATCGGCCAACCCGCACCCGGGCATTTTTGTGGTAGAAATCTATCGTGATCCGACTACGCTTGTGCTGCGTGCCTGGTGGCGCGCGGGTGAGTGGCGTTTTGCAGAAGATAATTTGCGGAAGTATGCGAATGACGAAAGGCTTATGCAAACTACCCCAAAGCCATTTATCTATACTAATCCGCCTTCTGAGACCAAACCGACCACCATGCCGGCGCCGAAAATCGAGACACCTACCCGACCCGCGCAAGTATCCCCGCCCGTCACGGCTCCAACAGAACAGGCACCCACCCCATCAGCACAAACGGCCCAACCAGCCCCCGACACTCCGCCTCCGCCCTTCACGGATGCCGATGCCATTACATTGAAGCTCTGCCCGTTTGCCGACTTTATCATTGTCCCCACAGGCCGCGTAACGATCCTAACCCACCCAGGTCAGCTTCTCGGTATGGTTGAGGGCAAGACTATCGATAAAGACACGTACGACGATGTCCTTGCGCTGGCGAAAGTTGGTGTGCTCACCTTTACAGAGGATCGGCCATTTGTCCGGCTAGACGCTGGCGAGTATTTACCAATCCCACTCGTCGAGAGACGGCATGGGGTCGCTACTAAGGGATATGTTCAGCAAACGGAACTCGGCAAGAAAACATCAAAAGCAACAGATGACAATCCTTCTCAAACTGGCATTCGCGGCAATATCGCCACAAAATGCGCCATCACAGAGACCGAGACAAAGCGGTTCAACGGTGTGACGTATCTCGTGGTGACGATTGCCGCTCTAGTGCCGACGACATCGGAATTTAACAAATACATGCAGCTCCGTTATAACGTGAAGCTGGAACCGGAACGGAAGGTTGTCGCTCTCCTCAAATACGACACAGCGAAGCGCGAGTGGACTAAAGTCGCGGAGGATAGCGCATTGAAGAGCGTGCCGTATAACTCTCAAAATGCGGCAAACGGGCTCGATGATTTTTGGCGAGGTGCGAAGAACTGATGCGGTACGCTGTTATCCACATATCCACTCGGTTATCCCCACTTCGGCAGTGACGCTCAAAAGCGGCCCTAGGAGCCTCTTTGCTATCCTTTCGCTATGCGACACAAGCTCTCGAAAGAAGATGTCGGCTTCACACAAATTAAAAACGATGTGCTCTACAGTCCAACAATCTCCCTGAAAGCCAAGGGGCTCTTCGCGTATCTGTACAGCAAGCCCGACAACTGGGATTTCTCAGGAGATCGCATCGCAGCCGATATGTTGGAAGGCCGCAAGACGATTTACGCGACCCTGAAAGAATTGGAAGACGCAGGGTACATTAGCCGCAGCCGGCTGTCCGATGGTCATATGAATTATTACATCACATGGAAGCCTACTCCCCAAAACGGGCAAGAGGTAGATTACGCCACGCAAAAGCCTACTCCCCAAAACGGCACGTGGGCGCAACGGCCAGTGGCAGAAACGGGCAGTATATATAATAAAGAAGACCCAAGTAATATAGATATAAAAGTAATAAAGACTTCTTCCGCGCAAAACGCGGAAGCGAACGACCATGAACTCATCGTCAAAGTCATCGAATTATTCCACGAGGTGAACCCCTCATTCCGCAAACTCTTCCCGAACAAAACACAGCGCGCCGCCGCCAAACGCTTGCTCGAATTGCACGGCCTCGAAACGCTCGCCCAGGTCGTCACCTTTCTGGGGCTGAGGATCAACGATCGCTACTGCCCCACAATCACGACCCCTGTTCAGCTCGAAGACAAATGGGGTGCGCTCCAGAAGTACGGTGTGACACTCAAGCAGGGCAGCGGCAAGGGGAGGGAAATTATCAGCTCAGTCGAATGATATGGCCGACTACCAATCCGTATTCAAAGTGGTGCTCTCCACGAAGCACGAGATCCCGCTCGATCCCAGCGAGGTGAGCGCGGTCATGAGAAGCATCGAGAAAGGTGCGGTGATCCGCGTGAAGCAGGGGATCATCAATCCGTCCTACCTCGTCGCCATCGTCGAAGACAAGGAGCGTGCGCAAAGCTGGTTCGAGGATCAGAAATACGATCCCGTAGCGCGCGGCGAGGGCATCAAGCCGCTCAAGGATATTTTCCGCGAGCAGACTCCACAGCTCAATCAACCTCGATCAGCGGAGGGCCAAGTTCAATAGCTCGGTTGAACCGTGCACTGAACCGGACCTTGCGGTTGACGATCACCGGCCCGTTAGGATCTTGCCGAGTGAATGCGCCCTCTAATTCTTTGGGGAGTGGGAGCGTATTGATGAGCTCGCCCAGATGGAAGATGCGGACTTGTCCGTCGCAATGCTCAACGTCGACTTGTTCGGGGTAGACCTCATACTGGTGTCGATCGTTGTATAATTTCCGTCTCATGCGCTCCAGTGTACACCCTCCGGGTGGCATCCTCTCGGTTCCCGGCCACGGGTCGCCCCTCGGGTGTCGGCTCGTCTCTGGTTCCGACACCGTGTTCCGAGTGGCGCTATTCCGCCAAGCGGCTGCATTCCTTACCCTTCCGCCTCACTCGCGTTCCCGCCTCCGGCCGTGGCTTCCCATTACGAGAGCTGCCTTCAGCTCACGTACCGGCGTTCCTCACGCATTCCAGGCGTCCCGCCCTCCATGCGCTCGGCTCGTAATGGGAAGCCACGGCCCTTGCGGGGAGGCGGCAGTTCCACCGTTCTCCCGGTTCTGCCGTTCCTACCGTTCGCGTGCCGCTACAGCTCCCGCGTGCTATGCTGGCGGCGGCAGTGGCGGAATAGACGGACGCAGCAGGTGATGACGCAGCATTCGTTAGACAACGCGGTAAAGACAGCTCCCAATGAACAAACCGTTTCAGTCTCATCGAAGACACATGAGCGTCCATCAACCGACGGCGAAATATCTGTGTTTCAACAGCAGCAGCTTGAATTACAGAAGCAGGAACTGAAATTCAAAAAGATTGACGCATATTCTAAAATTTCCATACCAATCGTGGCGGCAATAATAGCCGCTTTGGCTGCGTTTTATGGATACTGGGTTGGCGAACGCAACAGTAAATTAGAAAGAGAGATCGCCGAACGGAAAGTAGAAAATGAACTCGTCCTTTCCAGACAAAAGCTAATCAATGATATCGTATTGTCGGATATTAAATTATGGGCAAGAGCTAGCTCTGAAGATAGGGAGGAAATTTTCCGGAGGCTTTACCTCTATAATTCACTTCATATTATCGACCCTGACACAAAAGCAATAGTGAAACGGTTCCTTTCGGACTGGCAAGTACAGAAATCAACACAACAGCAGCCGTCAAATCGCCTGCCCACAGACCCCGAATAGGGGCTTTGTGTTCTTAGCAGTCCCACCGTTCCACCAACGACCTTTGCATCCCTTGACACCTTCTCTCTTTCATCGTCTATCGTTGTCATTCTATTGCGTCCATACACACCGTGTGTACAATACCTACATATCAATTAAGTCATTAGTCTTACTGCGTCATAGAATTGGCGTGGCGTGGGTGGTTTTGCGCGGTGCGTTACAGCACGGACATCGCGCCAGGGTGGTTGCGAGGGCGACGATCAGATGTCGGCGCATCGTCGCGATTGAGTTGGC